CATTGATACAACTTGTCTCAAAAGGCGCACAAGACATTTATCTTAATAGTGAAGAAGGTCATTCGTTCTTTCGTATGAAATTTACGAGACACACAAATTTTTCACAGGCTCCCAAGCTTATTAAGACGATTACTGATAAAGATCCAGTTTTTACAGTTCCAGTTCTTGGGGATATAGTAAATTGTCTTTGGTTTGAAGGGGTTGAAAAGAATTCTAATGTTTCGTCAAATCTTTTGTACAACTCAACAATTGATCTTTATATTGGGGGTCAAAAAATAGATTCTCAACACTACGATTACTACGCAGACATCTGGCCAAATTATCTTGCTGAGACCTGGACGAAACAGGAAGAACTCACAAACAAAACAAGTACAGCAAATAGAAACTTCCAACCACTTCACTTTTTCTTTTGTGATCACGGGGCATTTTTACCTCTCGTATCTCTTGCACATCATCAGGTTGAAGTGAGGATCAATTTTGACGAAACGAGTCTTACCGGTTATGGTGCTTCGCAGAAACGAATCAATGTATACGGGAACTATATATACTTAGACAAGGAAGAGAGAGAATCTCTTGTAAAGCGGCAATTGGATTTTGTCATTACACAAACACAGAAAATTGATTTTCCTATGTCAAATGTATTTGATAACACCATTCAAACTGCAGGTGGATACAATGACCTTGATATCGGGGCATTTAATCACCCCGTAAAGTCTATATTTTTTGGGATGTCAGCTACAAATGTTGACCCAACAAATGACCGTTTTACTTTTAAAAATGGTGATATACACATTAATGGAACACCACTTCTTGAAAATATGAGTCCAACATATTTCCACACCGTTCAAAACTACTACAAATCAAAATATGGTAAGATAGATTTCCGTGTTGACTCAGAGGATCTTATGTATACGAGATATTTTGCCTACCACTTCGGTTTAAATGTATCAGACTATAACCCATCGGGTACATGTAATTTCAGCAGGCTCGACAACGCAAAACTCATACTTCGCGGAGTTGAGAAAGGTATCTTTAGGGCTGACGATAATGATATCTCAGTTTTTGCTGTAAACTATAATGTCCTCAGGATCAAGGATGGTTTGGCTGGAATTTTATTCGGGAACTAAAGTATAAATGGGTAGAACCGCAAGATTCGAACAGATTTATGTGGCGAATCTGGACGCAGAACCCGTTGAAGAAGAAACTCTTACCGGAGTCAAGAGTATTTTGACAAGAGAAGTAGAAGCAAATGAACTCCTACTTGTTATAGATCCCGAAACCGGTGTGAAAGGTCGTCTTGGTATAGCAAATACAACACCATCAAAATCTATATCAGTAGCTGACAAACTCTACATCGATGAAGATGCTACACACGTAATTGACTTAAAAACATCTGGTCGGGCATCACGTTGGTTTGTTGACAATCAAATATCCATTGGTACAACGAACCCAACAAATGCATTTCAAATTGATTCGGGTGGTCAGACTAAAGTAGCCATTGATATATCTGGTCGTGATCTCATGACGGTGAATGGTAACTTGGTTGCGAGTAATCTAATTCTATCAGATAGATTTACAACATCTGGATCAAATCTTATTATTCAAGAAATAGATTCAAACGTTGTGACCGTTGCAGGTGGTATAAAAGGTTCAAATCTATATGCCGGTAGTAATGTTGGAATTTTTGATCAGGGTTCTAATGTCGTTATGCTAAAAGGTAATGTATACCAAGAAGGTTACCTAAACCTCGTAGGTAATATTGCAGTGACTGGTAATCTTACAGTTACGCAAGCTGCCACTTATATTGCTGCGCCAGATTTGCGTGTTAGTAATGCACTTATTCATCATGGTTTTGGTAATTCTATTTTATCTAAAGAGACTGGTTTATTAATGACACCCGGTAATGTCTATTCAAATGTAGCTATGGCGTTTGTGGGTGGAGCTCGTGGTCGTGAGATGGCATTTTTCCAAACCGATGATTTTGCGGGACAACAATTTAATGAAATAACCATAGACGATACAAAGTTGGTAAATGTTCATGTGTATGGTGACATTTACACATCAAATAATATTGGTGCAAATAATACATTCCCTACACACGATCTTTGTGTTGGGTCAAATGTCTTTATTGACGACACAGATTCCAATGTTATATATGCACATGGAAATGTATTTGCACAAGGTCTTATACTTGGACCAAATGGATTGAGAGTTGGAAACTTGTTGACTATGATACCCGGTGCCGAAGCACCTGTCCTCATTAGTAGTAATGTTCAGATGAATTCCATACGCACAACTGGTACGGCTCCATCAGGTATTTCAAACCTATCACCCACTGATACACTCTCCGTGGGTACTAAAATATTTGCAAACACAACAGCTATAAATACCCTCAGAATTTTGGGTAATACCGCAACAACAAATCTGACAACTGAAATGGTTTTCTCAAGTTCAAACCTGGTTATGCACGCAGATAGATTCGGTGGTGACAGTACATCAAATGTACTCATACTTAAATCCGGTCCAAGTGCGGCGAATGTGAGTGCCATTGAGGTCTATGGTGCGAGTACTTCAAACACACATCAAAATATACGGTTCAAAACAAAGAATGCGGAGAGAATACGAATTACATCCGATGGCAAAGTTGGAATCGCAAACACAAACCCAACTGAGAGACTCACAGTGTCAGGTAACATTTACGTCATTGGTAGTAATACGATAGCAACCGGTAACATATGGGGATCTACGGGTAATATCGCGATGCGTGCGTATACGAGTGTTCCCAATGGGGAAACGCGGGTTGAAAATATAGTTGGGGCTGGAAAAGGTGTCAAGTTTTTCGCGAGTACCACACCCACAATGGGTACACCCAAATTGACTCTCTTGGAATCAAGTAATGTGGGTATAAATGTAGCGAACCCCGTTGGACGGCTTCACACTTCTGGTGGTACAGTATTCATCAACGATCAACCACAATATAGAGATGGGTACAATCATCTCAATGCATCCCTCGTCGTGACAAATACAAATCCAATCGTTGACACAACTGATTTGGGCACCGTGATGCATCTTACACGCGAGGGTAATGCCACGCGTGATGGTGTACGAGCAACTTTCAAAATGGGGAAGCACGACAATACATCTGGGAAATCAAAGTCAAAACTTGATATATATTTGTCAGATGAACACTATAACGATGAAGTAGATGTTTTGACTCTTCAAAGTGAAGGGCGTGTGGGTATTGGCACTACACAACCCACAGCACACTTGGAGGTGTATTCCACGGGTACAGGAAATCCTACAACGAACGGTATTCTTGTACACAATCACGAGGCCCCATCAGGTGATGCGATAATCGCTATGCAGACCGATATCAATGAAGGTAACGCGTTTACATCTTATATTCAAACCGATGAGGATGTGGATCCTACGGGTTGGGCGGTGGGTGTATCTGGTTCCAATGACTTCCGAATTACACAAAACCCCAATAAGGTTTATGACGCGGCTGCTATAGGTGTATTCATAAACGGGACATCTCGCAATATGGGTATAGGTACAGATGTGCCACGGGGTAAATTAGAAGTTGTCGGTAATGTTGTGATCGGGCAACAACTTTCATTTTCGGGAGTTTCGGGTGATGAATTTGGTAATACACATATCATAGAGAGAAGATATAATACCGATTTTTCAAGAACCGAATTGCTCCTCTTTAAGGGTAACGACGCTTCGTCGGTTGATAACGGACCCGATAGAATTAGACACATAGCGGGTGAACATGTATTTCAAACATATACATCATCTGGAGAATCCCTATATGGAACAAGTGAAATTTTGGAGACAATGGATGGTCAAACAGATAAGCCAATGGTCATATGTGATAATGGTCTCGTAGTTGTTGGTGGTCAGCGTGGTGATGCAGATGGGAGAGGTGCGAATACTAAGCTTGTTGTAAATGGCGATCTCGAGTTTTCGGGTGGGGGTTCATTTAAGCTCACTGGCTTTGAATTATCTACAACATCTGGTGCTACAAGTCGTAATATTATTAGAAGTAAATTAGATGGTTCCACTCGTCGTCATTTGACTTTTGTACATGAAATTGACGAGAACAACGATGACGAATTCGCCCGTTTTGATGGCGATGGTAAGTTGGGTATGGGTACAGATTCACCAGCTGCGAATGTTCATATTTATGACACCACAACTGAAAGCATAGATCTCATGAAACTTCAAAGTAGTGGCGACAATAAAGAAACGGGTTTGCTCCTATATACAAATGACGGCGAGGGTGCATATGCGCGTGGTTTCAGTGATGCCACAAGGGGTACAACTGGTCTTGTCATGGGTGTCGCCAACAATAGCACCCAAACAAACTGTATGCACCTCATTCATACAAGCAATGTGGGTATTGGCACGCCTACCCCAGCTACAAAGTTTCATGTGTTTAATGGTGTTGCGAGGGTGGAGAGTCCTTCATCAAATGCCATTATAGAACTCAAGACAACTGCGGGGACTTCCAATATATATACCGATACAACGGGTAATGTACATATTCAAGGGACTTCATCATCTAAGACAACTTTTATAAATACAGGTGTTGATATTACAGGTGATGTCAGTGTTGGTGGTAATATTGATTTTACACGAATTTCTGTAAATCTTGGTGGAGTACCCCCCGTGGCGGATGTACACACAGGTGGTGGTATTATAACAAGCTCTAACCAGGTTTCTCGTAAGACATACGCACACACATTTAGTGTAGGAGCGGGTGATGCTAAAGATATTCAAATATTATTTGATAAAGGTGCATTTTTTGCAAAAATCGTTGCCATGTTGAGGAGAACAGATGGTTCCACTGTAAAAGATTTGAGTACAATGATTCTTGAAGTTCATGGTGGTACGGGGGATGCTTCCAATCCAACTTTGGATGTAGCTGTTGGCACCAAAAATGTTTTTGGTGGTACAAATAGTTATCCATGGAGTCCAACTGTGACAACTGGTCAAAGGGGTATAAGTATAGTTCCGTATAATATTGATGTGACTAGGGTATACAGTTACGACATTTCCATAGAACTCATGTCTTCATGTGGCGGAAAAGTCACAAAGGTCACAAGAAATCTCACAATTCCAGGAAACTTGGACAGTGGTACAGGTGGTCAAACCGAAATCGTAGCATTTACATATTAAATAATTTTACCGTAAGGGGAAAACCCAAAGGTAGAATTAAAAATCAATTTACGCCCTGATGGAATCAGAGACGGCTAAGAATAGAACGCCGACAATGAAAGCCATGACGACGTAATTACACTCGGTTTCTTCAAGACTCGCTTCGGTCTTTGGTTGAACAACAGGTGCAGGCGCGACCTGTTGCCTCTTAGGAGGTTCGAGATCCTCCAAAGGACAGTAACCTATCATTTATACTGTACTTAGAGATTAATTTCAGTCTTCTTCTTTTTGCGACCACGCTTTGACTTGGAGGTGCTATCCACATTCACTTCCTTGACTTCACCACCTGTAGATTCGCCCGAAATTGATACAATGTCCGACATATCATCATCATCTTGTTCACTGACTGGAAGTTGTATAGTTGTGTTCATTGGTGGTGGGGGTGGCATCATGACACCACCCATGAGGCTTGAGATGTCAATCCCCGGTCCCTGCATCTCATACTGACCAGTGCCTCCAACTGGAGCAGCATCAGCTGGACCAGAGGGTGATCTCGTCGTGTTTTGAACTGCGGACATCATATTTTTTATAAGTTCTGGGTTTTGCTTGAGAACATCATTCATATTGGGGAGAGCACTCTTAAACATACTGTTTGTCAAGTGGAACATCATCGCCGAACCACCCAACATCATGATAAGCTTGACTTCTGGGGCGACGTTGACCTTGGATCTGTACTTGACATACAACTCTTCAAAGACTCCATCATAGTCATCTACATTCTCCATGACAGACTCCGACCAACCCTCAAGTTGGATCTCAAAGGGGTTGTACCTTTTGTTGAGGAATTCTAGACCAGTCACACAAGCAACCAACATACGCCGAGAGAAGCGAATAGATTGCTCAACATCAATACTGTATGTGATCCGCTTCACTTCAGTTCTCAATTCGTCTATGTTAGAGTATGCAGTAAGTCTCTTGTTAACACTGAATCCTTTCTTTTCGAGGCGACCCAACTTGTTAATGAGATCAGCCTTTTCTTCATCAATAGAAGAATACCCCTTTGAGGGTCGTTCTTCCTGCATTCCAAACTGAGGTCCATCGTTGGCATCGTCAAAGAATGCGTCATCATCCTCGCCATAATCAATTTCATTTTCTTGTTGTGGCTGAGTTGGTGCAGATTGCTTGTTTGGGTTTACGAAAGCATCCATGGCTTCTTGTTGTTGTGGTTGTTGTGGTGGTGGTCTGTTAGAAGTGGGACGACGCACAGGCTGAGCACGAGGCACTGAAATCTCAATTTCATCCATCAGAGCCTGTTCGTCAGCGTCCAATTTCATCACAGTAGTATTTCCACGATCAATGACAATTTCTTCGTCCATCTACTCTCTAATATGAAACTATTAAATATCCTTTAACGCACTTTAGAAAAAATTATGTGTGTACATTATATATGTTAAACCTTAACCGTGCCAACCGAAATGCCATCATGTCCATTGTTGCCTTGATCGTGCTTATCTTTATCCTTGGTATGTTGAAAAATACCAGCAAGTACCAACCCAGACCAATCGTTATTAAGGCGATCAACGAAGAATCAATTTTTGATCTTGAACACAAATTGGAATGCGCTCCTGGACACACCAGCGAAGGTAGCACCTACACCAAGTCTCTCACTCCAGGTGGACTCTGTGGTTCCGAAAAGCTCGTCGCGGAACAAGCGGGCTACGAGATTGAGGATGGAATTGGCGGATCTTTAATCTAAGCTAATACTAAATGGCTTTGGTTACCTCGCCCCAAACTATTCCAGATCTTGACTATGAATATCATACTATAACTATTGATTCAATTGGTCAAGACAGTGCGAATACTTTTACTTGTCATCTTCAGCAACCCCTCAAAAATGTGGTTCAGGCCAGACTTCTTGCGGCGCATATTCATTCAAATGTTGTGACTGAACATTGTTATGTTTCCATCGAAGAGTTGGATTCCATTTTCAATGATCGTGCTTCAAATGTTCTCACTGGACAAGCCGAATTAAGTGTGATCAGGGGGTCATTTGCGAGTCTCATTACTGAAAATGCTACACACGATGCGGGTAATTCACTCATCACATTCAAAGATAACTATACAATCGCGACACAATATGTCAATCCAATACGCCGTATTGATCGTCTCAGTGTTGCCATTAGAGATCAAAATGGTAATACAATTAAAAATTCAACCGATTCGGGATCAAACTTTTTGGTGATTCGTTTCGTGTGTAGAAAACCAAACTTGTAATTTTCTCACTTTAGAGTAGTATAACATGTCTTCGGGTATTGTTCAACTTGTAGCAATTGGTGCTCAGGATGAGTACATTATGGGCAACCCAGAGATATCGTTTTTTAGTTCAACCTTCAAACGACACTCTAATTTTTCACAATCCGTTGAAAAGCAAACGATACGCGGGGATGTGAAAAATAATTCAATGTCAAGTGTTCAGATTGAGAGATCAGGTGATATGCTTGGATACATTTACTTGACGATCGATGATACAACAGAAGCTAAAGATACCTCACGATGGGATCTACTCATTGATAAAATTGAGTTGCTCATTGGTGGTTCCGTGATTGATACACAAGATTCAGTGTTTACAGAAAAGATTGCGATTGATACATTTGCACAAAATGTATCACGAAGTGCTATTGGTACACACCCAGGTGTTCACGCGCGTTCCTATTTTTATCCCCTTCGTTTCTTCTTTTGTGAGGGACCACAATGTGCACTCCCACTCGTTGCGCTCAACTATCATAACGTGGAGTTACGCATTCACTGGGGTTCCCAAGCAGCAAACTATAATTTTGAAATGTATGCCAACTATTACTATCTTGACAATGAAGAGCGTGGAAATATTGCGACGCGTACACATGACCTTCTCATCACCCAGGTGCAGAAGAATATTCCAAGTGGTGAAACTGTTCAAGATCTCATCTTTAACCACCCAGTGAAGTACTTGGCATCTTCAGATACCACAACAGATGGCGCTCTCACATCACCAACAAACAAAGTCAAGTTGAGTATAAATGGTGTTGAACTTGGAAACTACCGATGGGGTAAGCCACACTACATTGATGTGATGAACTT